GTTCAAGCGCCGCACTCGTAATTTTTGCGCAAAATGATAGTAAAAAGGGCATTTAGCTTGTTAAGGAAGGACATTTCCATTCTTTGTCGGTATGAAAATAATCGTGACCATGCTATAAAATCAAGTTAACGTTAATTTAATTGATATATTTAATAGAATAGGTTAACCGTGAAAAAAATACCTCGCAAGCCTGGGCCGCAGGCGATGATACGGCATGAACTATCTGGATTTTTAATTATAGAGGTTGCGGCGATATTTGGGGTATCAGAGGCGGCTGTTTCTGCGTGGAAATGTCCGCGCGAAGCGGGTGGTAGCCTCAATCTTGGCGAAGTTATACGGTGGAGAGAAGCGCAGATTAGAAACAAGCCTACCGACCGCACAGATTTAGAGAAAGATAAACTGCGGTTACAATGTGAAAAGATGCAGATTGAGATTGACGCATTGAAGGCGGAGAACATCCCGCTCGAAACCCATAAGCAAATAATGACTGGGCGCATGATGAGTTTAAAGAATATGATGATTGAGTTTTTTGCTAAGAACCTGCATCACTTTGCACATAAAAGTATTGAGCAATTGCGGCCATTAATACAAGAGCATATCGCCGCGTTGATGAACCATTACAGCAGTAACCATAAATGACAACAGAAATACCCGAAACAATCCTCCTTCCGCCCATCCTCAATGAAGATGTACCTTTTTGTTCTGAGGATGAGCGGTATGCGGCACGTATTTTGCCGATACCGATGCCTTCGGTTTGGGCCGAGGAAAACTTTTATCTTGTCGAGGGCGCAGGCTATGCCGCGACAGGGCGCATTACGCTTTACCCGTGGCAGCGGGAACCGCTCAATGCTATCTACTACTACAACCGGGTAATGCTTTGTGGGCCGGTGCAGACCGGTAAATCACTCCTAGCAGAAATGATGGTCTGGTATGTGGTTTGTAATATTCCTATGCACGGCATGTTTCTTTATGCCAAAAAGGATACGGTAGAGGACGTATTCCAAGACCGCATAGTTCCCACCATCAAGGAGGTTCCGTGCATCCGTGCGCTCTGGGACGGCAACGAGGAACATTTAACGCAGTCAAAAATCAAATTGCGCAACGTAATCCTGCGGGTTGCTTCGGCAGAGGTGCAGAGCGATATTGCCACGTTTTCAGCTGGGCTTATCTATGCGTCCGAGGTGTGCAAATACCGGACGGCACAGATAGACACCAAGAGCAATTATGACAAGATCAAGCTCCTGCGTGGAAGGCAGGAAGCGTATGGTATCATGGGAAAGAAAAAGGAAATTTTAGAATCAAGCCCAAAATTTAAAGGCGACACGCTACACCGTGAAATGTTTACGAGTGGGGTCACAAACCTAGTTCCAAAGTTTCCGTGTCCCACTTGCGGAATGTATCAGCAACTTTTACTTGAACAAATAAAGGAGGTGCCAAATGCCAACAAAGAAAAAGACCACGACCCGGAGCGAATCCGGCGGGACGACGCGGCGTATTATGAGTGCGCACATTGCGGGAATACAATCCAGGAAACAAAGCGCATCGAAATCGGGGAAAGGGTTGTCTGGGCAGAAAAAGATGAAGCCGTCGAGCGTGATGGTACAATTAAAAATCAGAAACCAAAACGGACAGCAATATCTTTTCAATGGTCTCGTCTCGTCGATTACAGTTTCAAATTCTCCGAGTGCCTCGCTCGCTTTTTCGAGGCTCAGCGATCAGGAGATCCTGTTAAATTGGTATCCTTTTTAAACGAGGATATGGGTGAGTTTGGGGAAATTTATGCCGAGGAAAGATCAACGTCGTGGTTGATGTCGAAAATAGCACAACCGCCATATAAAACAGCAGACGAAACAATACCGGCCGGTGTGCTGGTTGTTTTGTGTGGCATAGACACGCAGGACAAGGGTTTTTATTTTGTTCTGCGTGGTTTCGGTGCTGGCAAAAGCTCGTGGTTGCTTGACTGCGATTGGATACCGGCAGATATGGACAACGGCAAAGACCCGGATGTTGTTTTTAGTGCCGTGCGGGACAGGATAACCCGCAAGAAACTCGATACGGCGGATGGGCGCTCCCTGGCTATTACTTTGGGCCTGATTGACCGCGGTGGGCATAAGGCGGCGTTTGTAGACCACATCGCGCGTAATTTGGAGTGGTTGGTTGTTGGTATCGGGTCAACCAGGGCACTTGCCCCGCTTTGTGAGCTTGGAAAGAATGATATTTATTGGGTGAACACCGAAAACTTATCCCGTATTGTTGATAGTGATAGTCAAAGGGAAGACTGGTATTTGCCGGAAGATGTCCCCAGTGAATATTTGAATCAGTTTGTAAAACAATATGACCGGGAAGAAATGGATAGACACGGGAATAAAAAAACAAAGCGCATAAAAGGGGGAAATGACCACATGCGCGACTGCGAAAATTATATACAGGGCTGCGTGCAGATTTGCGGATTGAATGAATCTCTATTTGATGAGGTAGCAATGGACGAATTAAAACAACCGGAAGAATCTGCCCCACCTCCACAAGAACAAAACAATACTTTTTTAGCCGGTATCCAAGAGCGGTACCGTAGAAGGGGATGACATGGGACAAGGAAACAGGCCGTTACCACCGTTATCAACAAGACCGCTGCCTGAAGCAACTGTAGCGCCCGGGAAAGAGCGCCAAACAACAAGGCGGTGCCCAATTGCGCAAGTTGAGGAAATGATAAATCAAATGGCAAAGGACGGCTGGATTTTGGCACATTACATAGTTCAGCCGCCATGCGAGGCAATCCTGGTTTTTCAAAAATAAAAAATAATTGTTGACATTAATACCCGAAATAGGTATATTATACACAGATAAGGTTTTTTGCCCGAATAGTATTTGCTCTTTATAGAACCGAACAATGGATAATCACGACTTGTCGTGGTTGCCTGTTGTCCGGTTTTTTTTATTTGGGGGCACGAATGGCAATCACAGACGCAGAACTCGACGCAATAGATGATGCCGCAACCACAAACGCTGGCCGTGGTGCTAACGACGTATCCATAGGCGACCGGCGCGTCACCTATGCCGACCCGCTCAAGTTGCTTGAGGCGAAAAGGGCGTTGACAAATGAGGAGGAAGGCGGTGTTTTTCACCCGACCTTCATACAAAAGGGGTACTTTTAATGCTCGGAATTGACAAATTACGTCAATTTTGGTTCGATTTCAGCCAATACCGCAAGGGCGTTTTACCCAATAATAGGCATTTTCAGGAGCATTTTTCCCGGGAATTGGACGTTTTGACAAAGCGTTACTACCCCGCGGCAGACCTCGGAGCAATCCGAGCCGACTGGAACCCCTCAATTTTGGTTGACCAGAACATTCTCAGGCTTGAATATAGGCGTATTTTTGCCCGCGCAAAGCGAGCCTATGACTGTGATCCGTTTGCCAAAGGTGCCGTAAGCGTGTTACAATCGCAAATCGTTGGAACAGGTATATCTCCGCGCTCAAAGCCTGTTGACAAAGACGGAAACGTTGATGACAACATGGGTAAACTGCTAGACCGTTATTTTGAGCGGTTCGCGGATGAGTGTTTCAGGCCGGAGCATGATACGTTTTACGACATGCAGTCAAAAATGATAGCTAACTGTGCATATTCGGGCGGTTTGTTTTTAAACATGACCCCATCGAAAAAGAAATCACTTCTTCCATTCGCTTTTCAGACAATAGATCAATCGTACATAGATTTTTCACACGACAATTTCGCCTTCCCTCAGAATCCATTTGTCTGTAACGGCGTTGAAGTAAATAACTTCTCTGAACCGCAACGATACTACATGCAAGATCTTGTGAACTGGGCGTTCTTTGATTTACCAGCATCTAATGTAATTCACTGCTTTGATAAACTCCACGCAAACCAATACATCGGCATTCCCTGGCTCGCGCCGGTTCTCACGACACTATGGGATTTGAACCAATTGATGGAAGATAAAATAATTGGCTCACGAATGGCGGCGGCAATCGCCCTTTGGATTGGAGAGTCAAACCCTTTTCCTAATAAAAACTCAAAAAATACCGACGGCAATGTTCCCTGGGCACCCGGCTCAGTATTTAAAGGAAAAACAAAACCAGAAGTAGTGCAGTCGGTTGATAATCTAAAAGACAGTTTTGCAATTCTTATTGAAATTTATTTACGCTCAATTGCAACGGGTATGCGGATTTCCTACCAGGAACTTACCACCGATACGCAAGCGTCGGCGTTTTCTGCGTCTCGCACAGTAACAACCGACAGGCGCAGATACTACAGAAAAAAACAGGGCTTTATTGTTAAGCAATACGGCAGACCAATTTATTACAACTTTGTAAAATGGTGTTTTCTTACCGGTTTAATTCCGGGAAAATCAATAACTGATTTTGTCGCCAATTCGTGGGGATATACTCAGGCAATATGGACACCAGATAAATGGGATTGGGTAGATCCGCTCAAAGACATACAGGCGGCAATCGCGGAAAAGGATGCTGGCTGGTTGTCGGACGAAAGTTATTGTGAGAGAACTGGCCAAAGTAAAGACGTACTATACCAAGAGTTGAAAGACGAAAAAGACGAACGGAAAAAACTAGGGATTGAGATTCAGCCCCTAGTGGCGGTTAAGCCGAAAACATTAACTGGCGATTTGGAAGAAAACCAACAAGAGGAAGGTGGTAACAATGCCAAAAAGTAAAGACCAAGATGAATACATTGTAAGCAAATTACCGGAAGGTTTTGCTTCCCGCGCTTTCACGCCTGCGAGTTATGACGAAAAAGCAAGGTGTGTGCGTGCTACGGTTTGGAGCGAAGACCCGGTGCGCGTTTATGACGGAGCAACCGATCAAATAATCATGGAAGTTCTCAGGGCGGATGGTTGTCAATTGCCGACTCGTGGACAGCTTCCACTCCTCGACAATCACAACCGGTGGAACGGTAGCGGATCGGTGCGCGGCTCTGTGCGTGACTTAGTTCAACAGGCCGACGGCTCAATGCAGGGGAATGTATACTTTTCGTCAACCGCCGAGCCTGAAAACACGCTTGCGCGCGAGGGACATCTTACTGATCTTTCGACAGGATACCAGACTTTTAATCGTACCGAAGGAACAGTATGGATACCAGATGGTCAACGCGCAACCGTAAACGGAAAGGAATATATAAACAACCACGGTATGCCAATGGCGATTAGAACCATGTGGAAACCGTTTGAAATTTCGACAACGCCAATAGGCGCGGATGAAAGGTGTTCATTCCGCGAATCATCCACAATAAAAAAAGGAGAGAGGAACATGCCTGAAGAAAAAAAGCCGGTGGAAACACCAGCACAGGCTCCCGCGCCGGAAAGCATCGACGTGGTAGCCATTCGTACAGCCGCAGCGAAAGAGGCTGGCGAGGCTGAGCGTGGCCGCATCCTGAATATCAGGTCGGCAGCGGGCGAGCTGAAAATACCTGACACGTTTTACGATCCGCTCATTACATCGGGCGTAACGGAAACGGAAGCAATCAGGAAAATGACGGTAGAGGCGCAGCGACTTATGCAGGTTGCCCCCGTGCAGAAGCCGGACATCCAAAGCGGCAAAGATGAAACGGAAAATCGGCGCGAGGGTATGCTTAATGGCATTCTTCTCCGCACCAATTATCCGTTTGAAAATGCCGAAACGCGGAAGAAAATTTCTGCGGATGTCGCCAAGTCCGATTTTAATGGCATGACTGGTCCCCAAGCACTTGCAAAAAAGTGTTTGGAAAATGCTGGCGTGCGGGGTGCCACATACATGGATAATGTGGAAGTGGCGAAGCAGATTCTTTCGCTGTCATCCCGCGCCGTGGCGCAGGGCACTGGCGATTTTCCGTACATTCTTGCCGCAGCCGCCAACAAGTTCCTGATGCTCGGATACAACGAGCAGAACGTAACGTGGGACAAGTGGGTGGGCCGTCAGCCGCTCAACGATTTCAAACAGAACAAGCTGGTGAATATCAGCCTGTTCTCGGATGTTGATCTTGTTAAAGAAGGCGAGTCGTTCTCATGGGGAAAACAGGCTGACAAGGGCGAATACGCAACGCTGTACAAATATGGGAAGGCGTTTCTGCTTTCCTACGAGGCTATTGTCAACGACGACAAATATGCCTTCTCGCGTATTCCTAGGAACATGGCCGGTGCCATGAACCGCAAGCAGAACCGTACAACATACGACTATCTGTATGGTGCAACCGGTGTCGGCCCCGCTATGAACGAGGACAGCCTGTATATGTTCGACGCGACCGCAACAACCGGTCACGCAAACCTTTTGACAGGTGCCGTTCCGTCTATTGCTGCGCTCAATCTCATGCGGAAGGCGTTAAGGAAGATCAAACTTCCTGCCCCCGACAAGACGAGCAAAACGCAATATTCCAACGCCCCGATCAAGTACATCATCACCGGAACCACATACGAGACATCGCTCCAGCAGCTCTTGATGTCCCCCGGCGATCCTGCGCTGACCAACGCCGCAATTATCAACCCGTTCCAGGGTTCATTTACCCCCGTAATTGATCCTGTCCTGGACGAATACGATACCAACGCGGCTCCGTTGTGGTACGTAGCGACGGACCCGAACATTGTGCAGCATATTGCAATGTTCACGCTCGCCGGCGAAGAGGCCCCGCAGCTTCGCAGCGAGCCGAGCGAAATTGGCATGGCACGCGGCATAGCATGGGAACTCATGTTCTCGTTCTGTGTTGCGGCCGAAGATTGGCGCGGAATGGTGAAAAATCCTGGACATTAATCCAGGTAATGAAGGGTCTTTATTGACCCCTTGAAAGCCCCCTCGCATAGAGGGGGCATTATTTAAAAAACAATCAAGCAAAAGGAGAATTAAAATGGCTTTAACAGTATCAAGAAGGGTGAGAGAGTTGGAGGCTACTGACGTAATACAGTATGTCAACAACAGCGGAAGCGCAATTGCCAACAATCAGGTTATTTTTATTGCTGGCGATAGCGGATACGGTATCGTTGCGGTTTCTCAGGAAGTTGTTGCTGCTACAGCCGGGACAATCGGCTCGGCAATTGTTAAGGGCATTGTGGAACTTCCTACAACCGCCATAGCAATCACGCAGGGCGAAATGGTGTACGCAGCTACAGCGGGCACCAGTGTGTCTCTTACAACGGCAAGCGGCTCTTATTCTATCGGTATGGCTGTCGAGACTGTCGCGTCTACTGTTGCCTATGTAAAGGTTGACCTGAACTACGGGCCGACCGCATTCAAGGTTTGGTAATTTCAGATGGCGCTTGATTTGATGCGTGATATGGATATGGTCTTTCTGGCTAACGGCTTTGAGGAGACCATAACTGCTACTCCCCCCACCGGAGCACCTGTTGTCATAAAGGCGCAGGTGTTCCGGGGTGGAGTAAATAATATCAATTTACTTATCAAGGGCCAGGCCGAAAGCGAAAAGAAATACGAGGTTGAAATCTATGTCTCACGTACCGACGTTCCTATTGCCAGAGTAAATCAGTATAAGTTTTTGCTCAAAAAACATTTAAGCGATGCGACGGATACGGTTTTTCTTGTTGGTGGGTTGATTCGAGAAGATGAAGGAGCCTTAAGGCTTGGACTACAATGATAAAAAGGGAACTCTATGATCCTGGCCGCGTTCTTTTTGCGTTTCGCAAAGCTCCTCAAATTTTTGCAGAGGCTATTGATTATTGGCTCAATAAGGAGCGTGTCGCGTTTCTTGGAAAAGACATCAAAAACCGCGAAAGCACGAAAGGTATTAGGGGTAAATTGTTCCACAAACCCCTGTTTGCGGGACGAATATCAAGTATGGGAGAAGAGGGTTGGTCGCCACAAATTGTCGGGCAGTTCAAAAGTTTCAAAAAAGAAAAAGGCGGATTAAACGTATCGTTGACAATGGAGTTTGCACGTGGGCCAATGGAACCGGCGATGCAACTTGAGGAAACGGGCGGAGATATTTCGTCCGATAAGTTCATGCCGATGCCGATGTATCGCAATCTGGCAAATATTGGGATAGCAACAAATAGGCATGGCGCATTCAAGGAAATGGCCGCAGCGGGGGAGCTTACCCCAATAAAACCGAAGGGCGATCCAGATACGCTCTTATGGTTTTACAATAAAGGCGGATATAGGAGCTTGGCTTTTGTAGGGAAGAAAAACATACACGTCAAAAAACAATTTGATTTTCACGCTACTTGGGCGCGCCGGTTAATGAGCGTGATGCAACGAGGACAAAAGGCAGCGGATACGGCGACGCGCAAGGTTGAAAAGTTGATTGCAACCGGGGATATAAGCGGTTTGTAATATGTCAAATCCAACCTATGTAATATCAATCAGCACACAACCACTATCCGGTGGTTTTATTATTGGGGGGACATGTACTCTATCTGTTGTTGCTGCGACAACTCCTCCCGGCGGTACACTTACTTATCAATGGAACAAAGCAGGCACGCCAATAACTGGCGCAACAAACGCCTCTTTAATTTTAAGTTCCATGACAGCCACTGACGCAGCAAGTTATACATGCACGGTATCATGTTCCGGTTCGGTTGATGTTGTTAGCTCGGCAGCGGTGCTCGTTCTTGATTCTATTGTTGCGGCGATTATTAGAAACCGCAAGGCTGCGCTCGCTGTAATATCTACCACAAACGGGGCGAGTTTTACACCGCTTGCGGTTGAAGAAGAACGGTTGACGCTGAATATCAATGGACGTTATCCTTATGGTTTGCTCTTGAAAGCGCCTATTGAACCTAATGAAGAAGACAACCGGCGCGATGAGGTTGATATTGCGATAATGATATGCTGGTTTTTTCTATACAACGATGACGACCAAACCCTTGACGAAATAACTTATCAATACCGCAATGTAGTTGCCGATACCGTAAAAGCCTGGATGCTTGACCGTACAATCGGTGGCCTTATGGAAGGTACGCGCATGGTGGGCAATGACCAGGGAGTCGCGGAAGACAACAAAGGTAATTTATGTTATCGCGTTGATGTTGCTTTTCATGTTCATGGATTTATTGATTCTGATAACCCTTATTTGAAAGGATAAAAAATATGGAACGCATAATTGCGCAGATGATTGATGCAATGCAGCCAATGAAAAACCCTATAAAGGTGGACATTTCTGGCGCTGATTTTACTAATATTGGAACATGCCAGATTAAAGCAATTTCGAGCGCACAAAGCACAACAGGAAACGTTATTGTCATGGTGGATATTTTGGCAGATGATGGCGTTACATATACCAATGTTGCCATCCCAGGGCCAGGAGTATTTACGGTAGAGGGAATAACAAAAGTGAGGCAATCTGGAACAACAGCGACAAATATTGTTCTCTGGAAAATATAAACTTATTGACAACCTGAAAGGGGCCATCCAATGATTCAAAAGTTAGAACTCTTTTTGTACAAAGCACAAACATCGCTAAATTATGACTACACCGCAGCGGGTGCAGCGACGTTTGCTGGAACCGACCTTCTCGAATGTCTTGCAGGTTCAAAGATTGATTCCGAGCCGGAAGTTGAAACCGTGGTAAATGTGGCCGGCGCACTCGACCAGGACCCGGCGATCCCTGGCCGTGAACCATCCAAGGGCACCATTAACATGAAGATGACCCCGGCGCTGAATGCTGGAAAAACTTTGCCACCGTGGGCTGTCATGCTCTGCGGTTCATGCGCGTTTACATCGGCGGCAACGACTAACAATCCTGCCCCATCGAATTTTGAACTAACACCGGTATCTGTGTTTACCGTTGCGGGTATCCTCGCATATTATACCGGCAACCTCGAAACAAGTGGCTCGCTCATTTTCAAGCATTATAACCTTGTTGGCGACTGGAAAATCAGTATCAATGCTAACAAAGCCCCTGAAATTTCATTCACTCTTGATGGTGCATTTTACGGTCAGACGACCGGAACGCAGCCGAGTGTTACCAAGGGACGCACAAGTGCATTAGCGTTTAAAGGGGCTACAATCAACATAGGCGGTGTTTCCACCTACAAATTGATAAGCGCAGAGATAACCGGTAACCAGGTACCACAGACCACGGAAGCCCCCGATCAGGCCAATGGCATGGGTTATTCGACGATAACCGATCGTAAGATAAAGTTTACGGCAAAAGTTTATTCCACGACAGTAGAAGACCCAAAAACTGCGATCCGCAACTCCACAGAGGGTGCCATTGATTTTAAATGGGGCTCAGCTGGAACCGCTGTTGAAATAAAGGGTAGCTATTCGCAGCTTACAAAGTGCGCCGGGTCAGAACAAAACGGTATCCATACATGGGATTTAGAAGGTCAATGGAACAGAAACGACTTTAAAATTGACCTGAACCCAGCTTAATAATTTTCATTTCTAAGGAGGTTGAGAAATGAGTATACCCCTATCAAGCGCGCCGGTTGTCTATACCGACAAGGATACCGGCGTTCGCTATTTTCTCCGGCCGTCTTGCGGCGAAACCGAAACCCTTATGTTCGATCTTCTCGACTCTTTGCCGCAAGGTAAAAAAGAGCGCGAGCAGCATTTTACTAAAAACCGCAAGGAAGTAATGCGCTTTGATGACGCATCAATCGACATTATTCTCAGTGGGTGGGAATCGGACAAGGTGAAGCTTCCGCCGTTTCCAAAAGATGGCAGGCCGTCCCAAATGATGAAATGGGACTTAAAGGTTGCTATTTTGAGTTTTTATAACAGTCAGAAAACGTTTTCAGGGGAAGAAATAAAAAAATAGTTGCGGCTGCAAACCTCTTGCTCGTTGACAATGATTTTACAAAAATATTTAGTTGTCCGTGCGATCAGAAACGAGAAAGGGGATGTGTAAGACCTCGGAGGTCTCCGGTAGCTGTTTTTAAATGCCCGATATGCTCCGGGGAAAACGAGAAATGTTTTTATTGCAAAGGAACAGACAAACTTGTGTTTAAGCGTTGCCCGCATACGATACTTGATGGAAACATAAGAGCTATTGTTCCTTATTTTTTTCATTTTCTTGCAACGCATCAGTTTCCAGACGGGCGCGGGCGCGTGTACCAGCCGTCAAAACTGCTGAAAGTTTTTGATATTTGGTATGGAATCTACGATGAGATAAGACCGAAAAAAGGAAAAGAAGATGTCTAACGATTTGAGTGTAACGTTAAAATTGGTTGATGAATTTACAGAGCGCATGACCGGTATTGAAACCGAGCTTGGGGCGTTTGGGCGCAAGCTGGAATCTACCATAAGCACACTTGGTAAGGTAGCGGTGGGCATAGGTGCCGCCTTTGCGGTGCATCAGGTGCAGGCAATGACACAGGCCGCTATAAATTTTGGGGACTCCATCGAAAAGGGCGCTCGACAAACCGGATTAAGCATTGAAGAATACCAGAAGTGGAACTATGTAATAAAGCAGAGCGGCGGAAATATTGATGGAATGGGTATGGCGTTTAAAACGCTCGCCAAAAATGCCGCTGCAAGTAGTCAGATACTTGGAGTAAGTACCCGCGATACCAACGGCAACTTGAAAAGCATGGGGCAATTATTTGAAGAATTAACCATGAAGATTGCTGGTATTGCAAACCCGACTGAGCGAGCGGCAGCGGCGCAGAAGGCGTTTGGCAGGGGTGGACAGGAAGTCTTTGCAATGGCATCAATGGGCAAGGATAAAATATCGGAGTTAATTGGAGAAACGAGCAAGTATGGCCTTATCCTTGGTGGTGATATTGTAAAGCGGTTTGATGAGGCAAAAAAAGCGCAAGAAGCAATGAACTTATCTTGGAGGGTTGCCAGTGCTGAAATAATGGTGAATTTAATTCCGGTTATTAAGCAACTTCTTCCTCTCGTTACTGACTTAGCGCTCGGAATGGGGTGGATATTTGGCGGAGAAGCAAACAGCGACGAGGCGTTAAAAAAACAACAGGAAAGAAGTGAAGTATACATAAAACAGCTTAAAGATTTTTACCAGAGAAGAAAAGATTTATTGTCGGGGAAAGGGTCGGGAGGTGCGGCACCAACCAATACAAATCTAAACGACATAGCCATACTTCCAATTGATGAATATTTGAAAAAGGGGAATCAGTCTGTTAAGGAGGAATTGAAAACCCTTGATGATTCGATAGCGAAGATAAAAAAGGAGTATGCCGACTTAACACACAAGCCCGCAGCACCAAACGACCCATCTCAATTCGATTTTGAAAAAGAAGCAAAGAAAAAGAAGCCAAAAGAAGATGATGAAATGTTTGGGGTTAGTAAAGCTCTTTCTTCTCAATTGTCCGAAATGCGAGGAAACGCAAAGCTAATTTCCGATGTCAACATAAGTCTCGGGGATAGTTTTCTTAAAAGCCTTGATACTTCAAAAGCACAAATGGATAAATACGTTGCTATCCAAAAAGAGAAAATAGATTTGGATTCCACCTTAAAAAAAGAACAGGTAAAAAACTTCAAAAAATATCAAAAAGAAAATGAAGATATATACGCGGCCGGATTGATTACAGAAGAAGAATATCTCAGAAATAAAAACGTTCTTTCCGAGAAGGAGCTTGAACTACAGAAAAAACAGGTTAACTTTGCAATGCAGATGGGTGAGGCTTACGGCAACGCTATTGGCAGTGGCTTTGAAAAGGGCGGTTATAATGTCCACAAGGCGCTTAAGGCGCTTCTGGATATGACCGTTGATTTTCTTTCCAAAGAGGCACTCGCAGCGGTTGCCTCCAACACTTTACAAAATGTAGTATCGGAAGGATATTGGGGCTTAGTTGTCGGTGCTGCGGAGGCGGCAGGCATAGAGGTTTTGGCAGAGGCGGCAAAAGCTGGAATATCGTCTTTTGCAGGTGGAACTTCATACGCACGCGGCGGAATGTCGCTGGTTGGCGAGCGCGGTCCAGAGCTTATGAACGTTCCGCGCGGATCTCAAATATACAACGCAAACCAGACCAGTACTATGATGAGCAGCGGGCATACATTTAATATTACTTTAAACGCAAGCGGCTCGGTTGCAGAGTCGCTACACGCGGAAGTACGCGCCGGTGATCCTGGCGTTCAAAAACTATTAGGCATACTCTCACAGAGGTTATCGTGAGTTCGCCAAGATACGTTACGTTTACAGCTGGTGCCAATAGCATACAGATTGACATGCCTACCTATGGCTATTCTTGCGAAATTGTAATGCCGATTTCGAGCGCACAGGATGCAAATGGTGGATATTCGTTTTTTGATCCGCCAGCATCAGCGGAAGATTCAACGCTCGGAACTTTCGATTATCGTATTCTTAATACAGCTACATGGAGAATACCCGTATCACAGCAGATAAGTTTGTCAGCATTTTTCAGGGATGCCAACAAGGGGCGCGGTGAACCGGTTACGATGACGCTCCAAGCCAATTCAGGTTTTTATCCGTTCGGCCCTGACCTGGGAGATACCGGAGCGTTTACCGTGCAACTACTTTCTCAGGATCAAAGTGGTAGACTCGGAAAGCCGTGGAACTATTTTGAAAATAGCATATATCTTGTCTTAATAACTCCCCCGGTCGGTTATTCGTTACCTGCTGAAATAAAAGAAGGAAATCTCTCAATTGGAACCGTTACCGGCTTACGCTACTGCGATTTTTCACCAAAGACATTGCGAAATATTAAAAGTGGTCTTACATTATCCGGCGTTCCTTACGTGGTTGATGGCACAACCGGGGGAGACTCCTACGAAACATCATGGACGCAGCTTTGCAATCAGGGGAAATCGGCGTCGCTTACGGCTTTCCTTGTCTCAACCTCCGGCAGGGCGAGCGATATTTCAATCGTAACGCCGTCGAATTTTTATGTGGCTGGAATAGATAATTGGTCAAGCGGTACTTACAACATGAAATTACTAGGTTCATCTCCTAGTTCAAAAACAATATCATTAAAACTCACGCATGATGGATTCAACAGATGGAGTATTCCACTAAACTTTTGGATGAACCCAAACTGATATGAGCCACACAAAAAGAATACAGGCTGTAAAAATAAAACTCGATACCGTTATATCGCCAGAGCATACGGAGCTTGGCATTTATTCTGAAACGGTTATTGTAAATACAAACATGGGGGCAAATGTAATAGAGTTTCAGCATGATACGGATTATTTAAAATGTTATATTGGTCAACGGTTCAAACTAAGTGCCGGGATGCCTTCGGCCACAATATTTTATTCTATTGTCTCTTTTGTTGTTGCCGGTGGATTTACAATAGGTTTTAAAGCTAATATTGCAGTGGCTTTGTCAGAGTCAGATGTCACCTTATCGGCAGAGTCAGAAATGCGGTGGAGCGAAAACGCCCTTGCAGGAACCGCCGCCGTTTGGACAACCGGCATTATCGCCAAGAATGGCCTTGGAGCGATTAAGGAATCGGCAGACCTTGCGCGCGGTGGTGCTCCGGTTGCCGTTGACGGATTCAATATAACTGTCGTTGATACTAACCAACTTTTTCTCCGGCTTGGTGAGCTTGGCATAAAACTTCCCGGACTCACCTGTGAACTTTACGAATTTGTAGGAACTGAAGGTGACAGCGACGCAACGGAAGTTAAAAAGCTCTTTACCGGAACATGCGAAGACTGCCTGTGGAGCGAAACAATATTACAAATACCGGTTAAAAATAACGCCTATAAGCGCCGGGCGCTGATGGGAACAGTGATAAATAACTGTCCTACCGGGGGCTACCCTCGCGCTAACGACAATAAAAATGGTCAAATTGTTCCATTAACTTACGGTAAATTTTATCCCGATCTAGTAAATTCAAGTGCTAATCAACTTGCAAAATTTACCAGAACAAGTGAAACACCCATAACAATGATAAATGATAATGGGAGTGGATATTGCGATCCACGAGGCGCATCTATATTTCCGTGTATTTTTTATGGTGATTCTGCGTCACCCCATTTATCCTATGAAATACAACTAGGAACAGAAAAACACGGGGCGGGAATAGCAACGTCGTTCGATTTGTCTGAAAAATATTTACAAGTGATGGTTGGTGGTTCTTCTGATGGTACATCTTTTGTTGGAAAATATAGAAAAATAGTCAAAAGTTTGCAATTATCGGGGACTACAACAAATGGATCACATGACATAACGGGAATTGCGGATACCACTGGTGTGGTTTTAGGTACAAAATTACGTTGTAGCGCTGGGTTTTCCAGTACGGATTTTGATTTAGTTGTAGAATCCATATCCCCTCACGCCATTTCTGTTAACGCCTATGCAAACGCAAGCGGGGCAACGACTGTTTATCAGGGAGTATATTGGGTTTCCTCTGATGCTTTTACGGTTACTGTTGTCTTAGAAAGCTTTTTTGAAAAGGATTTAGTAGTAAGTTCAGATGCTATGACAACCCATAACGTATGGGTGCAAATAGTTGATATTCCATTTGAATATTCCGCTGATACATGGCCATGTCAGGGGTTTCTCGACGAAATGGGGGTTGTTATCACGTCCCCTGATTATCCGCGCCTTGCTGTATATGATTCAAACATACGCAACAACGCACGGCCGGAGGAAGATGTCTATGATCCCGACACGGGAGAAATAATAGGAAAGACAGATCCTGCACCCTCGAAAGATGGGTTTATATTTATCCCTAATTTTGGATATTCCATATCCAGTGAAGTAGGGGCTAATAAATTTAAAATTGATTTAAAATTATTTCGTGATTCCCCAGATAAAATGTCTACGTTTTCTATATTTCCTCTTTCAAATATGGAAGATGTGCTTTTGCCCACACTTACAAAATATGGTCTGGCATCGCTTGTACAGGTCACGGATGATTCAAGTAATCAGATAAATATGTATTCATCCACCCCTCGGAGTTCTTTTCTTGCACCGTCTAATTCACTTTCAGGAATTGGAAATGTGTTTGATAAAAATGACGGCTCATGTTGTGACCAGAATTTAACATATACAACACACGGCTCCCGAAACTTCGGCATGTTCTGTGCTTACAAATTTGACCTCCCTAAAACATCCATCATTATGGACTATGATAAATTTTATGTTGGTGTAAAAATGAAAGCAAAAGTTTTGTGGAATGGTGGGACAATTAATGGTGACGCAAAGAGACTTATGATTTTTTGGGAACGTTTTGTGGGGGCACCAGGGGCTATAAATGATTATTGCAAGTATGCAGGGATGTTATCTAAAATGGCGGTTAACGCAGAATCAACCGTAGATAATCTCCCCGATTTTTACTATTTGATAAGGGGCTTACCAGACAACAACAAGGCGTTTTATTTTGAACTTGACAAAACATTATCAGTCTACACAACCATTTCCGGCAATGACGTATTTGCAATTGGAGATATTACATCTAATGATTTGTTAAATGCAATAGATAAAATGGTGATAATATCAGGAATTGAAACTGAGGTTATTGGATTGTCCGATCATCCTCTTGTCTATTATAATAAAATTTATGAGCTTGCTCTCATTTGTGAAAAAACAATCTCCATCGCGGAAGATATTTGGGCCATGTTCTCCGGCCGCGTGTTTAATGATACTTGGGGCTCACGCAAAACGGCAACAGATTTGATACAAGACCCTGCTGCTATTTTTGAGCATATCTGCCGCCTACAAAACTGGCAAGAGGTTGGTGATCTTAAAATCTACGGTAAAGAATATTGCCCGAATGCAAAAATTAAACTCTCTGGCGCTGGCTCTTTTGACAGTTCAACGCTTGACGCTCTACGCGCGCTTCGGCCCGCATTTCAAATATTTGATGTCGGCAAGAGCTGGACTGATGAATTTAAAAAGGCAATGTGTGAACGGTATTTTTCCGTTACGCGCCAAGATGAAGAAGGAAATGAATGTCTTGAATATCTTGACCCTCAAAATGCAGCAACGGCAACGCCAGATACTACCATAACATTTAAGGATTTGATCGGTGATATTGGTGATACCGTAGAGCCAAAAGCGCAGGATGTTTTTGTTGAACCTTTCGTAAATTACGCTTTTAATTCTGGCTCAAGTTTATTTGATAAACAGTTGCGCATTCTTAATACCGCAGATGCCGATTGGATAGGAACTGGTAGTGTTGGAAGCCCGCAGTATGCGGCAGGGTCAGGCTGGCATGTGGAATATACGCCAGGCTTTCAGGGAACGGACGGTGAGGCTGTATGGGTTGCCTGTAATGCACTCTGGAAGCGTTTCCGTAGCTTTGAGTCTCCACCAGCAGATAAAACCGATTGCAAAGAAATTGTGCTTTATGTCGATGCGCTGTATTACATCAAAGATTGGATTGCATGGATGGGAAAGCGCCGTGTTCCTGTTTCGGTTCCATATACTCTTGTTCCAGCCGATGGTAGCGGAACGCCTGCCGCTGGCCAACCGGCGCGCGATTGGTATGTGGGAAAGAAAATCTATTTTAATAATCCGCACCGCACAAACGGCTGGAATATAAAATGTCTGATTGAATCAATAGAAAAGGACAAAAACAAACCCCCGGCTGGGGAAGTAAAAGTAGGTCTAATCCTACTCGAAGACATCCCGACGGCTTTTTTTTTAGCATAATTCAGGATTGTTATGTAGCGATTGACAGCCTTGAAAAATGGCAGAATTACTATCGCAATCCTGATTTGTACGAGGTAATACAAGATATGGAGAAAGGTTCTTAATATGGGAAACATATACAACGAGCCCGGTTCTACCGGAAAGCATATATTTGTTATTAATAATACCAAAACAGATTTGCAATCAAATCTTGGAAAATGTCAGATTGCTATTGAAACCGATTCTTTAAGGCTTGGCTTTAAAGACCACCTTGGAGCATACCATACCATATTGCCATCGGCTATTCCCCACCTCCCCTCGGCCCCTGCCGCAATCGCGGGCGTGACCCAGCCGTGGATTTTGGATGACGGTGCTGGGAATGTTGACCATGACCACATTTTTCTTGTGTTCCCTGTTGGTGGGGATAATAACAAATGTATCACGCTCTCAGATATTATATTTACACCGTAGGAACCCGTATGAAAAAGCTGCTTTTGCTTTTGGCCTTGTGCTTGCCCGCGTTTGCCACGCCAGTTAATTATGACACCGTGAATTGTCACGCCCTGCGCGTAACCCGCACAAAGGGTACGCAACCAGGCACGGCAAAATTTGACGCCTTGGGCCAAATGTGGAGCGCGGTAGTTGATACGGCGGACACAAACCTTGGCCTAACCGAATGGAGCACCATCCACGGCGCTCCTGCCATTGGCACCCCCTACGACAGCACTGGCAAAGTTCCAGATAGCATATCCCCGCGCACGGTACACCTTACCGGCTCACCAACGGACGCATCGGCCAGTGACTCAATATGCGTTCTACGTAATGGAGTAATAGCGCACCGGACTAAGGCGAACATCAAGTCAGACATCGGAGCCGGTTCACCCCTCGACAGTGCTCCTGTAGCGCACCACGCCGACAACGTCGGCACGCTGCCCACGGGCACGGCTGGCAACCTGCCCAAGTGGTCTAAGACCGGCGTGGACTCGCTGGCGGCAAGCAGCGTGTATGACACGTCCAAGGTGTTCTCCACTGGTATTGATAGCCTTAAGGCTCCTGCTGCCAAATTTGACAGCGCGAACGTATCTGGAACTACCATAGGCAAAACTGGCATTATAACCGATGCAACCATACCGGATGCCACGAGCGGCGATAGTATGGCAATTTTCAAGTTGAACAAACTGAGCAAAATCAGCAAGGCGAACATGCTGACGAATATCGGCGCAAGTCCGGCGTTTGCGTTGACGCGGTATTATTTGCCCGTGGTAAATGCTGACGGGACGACGCTGGGGAGTAGCCTGATACAGCAGAACAGTGCGGGTACGATGGTGGGGGTTGGGGTTG